AATGGTATAGCAGATGCTTATGCATATGGTATGAGAATTGATGGACATCAGTTTTATATATTAACTCTTAAAAATACGGCTAAAACTCTAGTATGTGATTTAAGAGATCAAACTTGGCATGAGTGGACTTCTTTCGATGGAAGTAATGAAACTTATTTTACTGGTGTAGATTTTTGTGAAGATGCTGATAAGAAATTTATATTAGATGAAGATAATGGTAAAATATATAATATGGATATTGATATTCATCAAGATTCAACAAATGATATCAAAGTAGAGATGATAACTAGTAGAATAGATTTTCAGTCTACTAAACCTAAATTTTTATATAGATTAGGTGTTATAGGGGATATACAATCTTCATCTTCTCCAATAACTATAGATTGGTCAGACGATGATTATAATAATTATGGAACATCTAGAACTGTAGATATGCAAGATACTTTTCCAAGATTAGTATCTTTAGGAAGATTTCATAGAAGAGCTTTTAGATTAAAACACACTGCAAATACTCCACTTAGAATAGAAGCTTTAGAGATGGGAGTAGAACAAGGTAGATATTCTGAAGGAGATAATTAATGGCTTTAGGACCTCCTCCTCTTCATACTCCAATTACTTCTCCTTTATGGAAAAGATACTTTGAAAGATTAAATCAACAGCTAGGTGGAACTGCTGAAGGAGGAGTTGGGTATTTTAATGGATTAAATTTTACTAGTTCTAATATTACGTCAATACTTACTCGTAATCATAATGATACACAAAATCATCAAGGTGGAAGTAGTGGAGAAAGATATCATTTAACAGCAGCACAACATACTGGAGTTACAGCAGGTGGAAATTTTGCAAAGTCAGTAACTAATTCCATAACTGCTGGGACTACGCAGACTCAAGCTGGAGCAACAGCTTTAACTAAAGATATAAATAGAGTGACAACAGTTGGTAGTGATAATGATGGAGTTAAGTTACCAGCGGCAGCAGCTGGATTAGAAATTTTAATTATAAATGATGATGCAGGTCAAGATGTAAAAGTATGGCCTAACACAGATGATGCAATAGATGGTGGTTCGGCAAACGCAGCAGACTCTAATGTTCTAGGTGAAGGAACTTCTAGAAGATATATAGCAGTAGATGCAACTAACTGGTACACAGCGTAAGGTGAAAATAACAACAAAATAATAGAGAAATAAATTATGATTATTGAATATTGGTTAAATATGTACAAATTTGGATTTGGTCCTTTGTATATGGGACTATTTAGTTCCATTGGTAGTTTTTTTAAGAAAGTAGCACCAATAGCTTTACCAGTTTTGGGTGGAGTTTTAGCTGGACCACTAGGTTTTTCCTCGATTGCGGCAGGAGCTGCGGCAGGAGGAGCACTAGGCGGAGTTGTATCTGGCGGAGGATTAAAAGGTGCATTACTTGGTGGACTAACTGGTTATGCTGGTGGTAAACTTGCTACTGGAGGATTTGGTGGTTTATTTGGTGGTGGTACTGGTGGTGCTGTTAACTTTGCTAGAGGTGCTGGAGCAGGCGGTTTAATGGGAATGTCTGGTACTGGTGCTGGAACTACAGCTATGCTGAGTGGATTAACAGCCCCAAGCGCTGGAATGATTCAAGCAGCACAACGTGGCTTTGGATCTGCTGGCGCTACTGCTAAAAATGTTCCTTTAATAGGTCAATTTCAAGCGTCAGGATCAGGCATGCAGGCAAGTGGTGGAGTTTTATCTGGTGCTCCAGCAAGTGTAGGAAAAAATGTTCAGGTGGTAGGACACACTGGCGGTGTACCACAATACAAAACTTCTGCTCCAGTTGGTCAGAAAGGAGCTTTACAACAGGGATTTTCTTTTGATAGAGACCAAATTGAAGAACTTGTTGGCGCTGGATTTTCTGCGTACGAGGGAGACATACGACAAGGACAAATAGAAGCTACTCAGGAAAATTTATCTAAATATCAAGATCAATTTGCTAGTCACTACTCTAAAGAAGCTAAAAAACATCAGGATGCTTTAGCTAGGGGAGAATTACCTGCAACTTATGAAGCTGCGCTAGACAGAGAAAAAGATAGATTAACAAGATTAATGATTGCCCAAGGTCATAATCCAGCTGAATCAGGATTTGGTGCTGATACTGTAGTTAGAGGTTTGATGGATCTCGAAAGTAAATTTATTGGTGAAGAAAGAGATTATTGGAAATCTATTGGTGCAGGTGCTGAGGGAATGCAAGGAAGAATTCAAGAATTACAAGCACGTCAAGCTAGGGAACCAAGAGCTGATATAGCTGGAATGGGAGAACTTGGAACTAAAGTAGCTGGAACATTGCTAGACTTAATTTAAATAACGGAGATATAAAATGTCATTAGAAACAATAGGGCAACACATAGCAGGCATACGACACACTGAGGCCGCTACTAGAAATATAAATGCTGCCACTGAGACTGAGGATGCACTTCGTGGAGGACGAGTAAAAAGCCTAGATCTCAGTAATGAACAAGCAGGTCTTATGTTATCTGAATTATATAAAAATGCTGAACTTGCTGACTGGGCAAGAAAAAATCAAATACATCATGCTAAGGCATTGAATGAATATATAACCAACGATAAGGAAGGTTTTTATGCTGGCATAGCCGTAGTTGAAGATCTTAAAAGAAAAGAAAATGATTTTAAATTAGTTGAGCAACAAGCAAATTCTAATTATCTTAAATTAGATAGTATAAGAGCAGAGTTAAGAAATATTATAGCTGAGTCTCCTGATTTGACACCTGAAGATATGAATATTCGTATGAATAATATTAATGTTGTTTATGATAACTTGATAACTTCATGGAGAAATAACGGGGTTATAGATGAAAGTGATTTAAGCGAGGATGGAATATATAGAGCTGATGGAATACTTCCTGGAGGAATATCACAAGGGGATCCACTTACAATAAATCATTTACCAACAATAAACTTTTCTACCAATGTTAATGGTAGAATGTCTAGTATAGCTAGAGAAGAGCAAGAAAAACTAAGAGAAAAAGCTCCTAGTCTTAAAGACATGGTAGACACACAAGGAAAGTTAACAACTGTTGGGGGTCAAAAAACTGACCTTATGTTGGAAAACATTTGGGGAACTTTCCCTGAGACAGCAGAAGTTACTGATACTGGAAAAAGAACAGCAGACGATTGGGAATCAGCAAATACTATTTTATCTCAAGTTTTAGAAGGTGCAATGACAGACACTGGTGATCCAATGGCTGACGCTCAGAAACTACAACAGTTTATGAGAGAATCACTAGGATCTGCTAAAGTTGATTTTGACGCAAAGGGTTTTGGAGGTGGTGATGTTTATACTTATGCTCCTTCATCTCAACTTGGAACTTTTCAAGGTCCAGGTGGAATACCAATGAGTCGTGATATTTATATTAACATGTTAAAAGAGGCTATACACCTTAAGTCTGAAGAAGATGCTCAAAATATTGCTAATCAAATGTTTATTAACATGGTTACTTCCCTACCCAGGTGATAAAAATTGATTAATCCATATTTAGATGTAGATACGAAAAGTACAAAATCACAACCCAATATTTCAGGAAATCCTTATCTACCTTCCACTAGTACTGCTCCTAGTGTAAATCCCTATTTGCCCCAAGCAAATCCTTACCTTCCTTCTCAAGGAGGGGACGTTGGAGGATACACTGGTCCTGAAGGTGGTCGTACACCTTTAAATATATTAGCAGCTATGCCAGGTACTCTTGAAGGAGTAATTAAAACTGGTTTTCACTTTGCATTAGCTACTCCTTATGCTACAGCTAAGGCAGGTCTTAGTTCTCTTATAAACTTTGAACTTGATAGATTCCCTGATGTTTTTTATAACACTCTTCGTAACGCAGAAGATTTTAGTGTACTTGGATTAAAACCTTTTGGAGTTCAAACAGAAGCTGGAGAAAGATTTCAATACAAATTCCACGAATGGATTTCTCCAATAATAAATCATTTTGATAATCAAGCAGAACGTGCTTTTGCTGCTACAAATAATCCAGCGGTAGCTACTGGTATACGAACAGTTGGAGAACTAGTTGGATTACTTGTGCCAATTTTTGGTATTAAAGGTGCCGTAAGTTTAAGTAAAACAGTAGCACACAAAATTCCCGCCAAACCAATTAACATCCCAGGAACTGAAACAGGTCTTCCACTAGGAAGAGGTTATTATGAAGATCCTAGAAATCTAGTTACCTTTAAAGAATTTTCTAATGAATACGCAAAAATTCTTCCTGCAGGAGAAAGATATAATGAGCAAACTGCTAAAGATATGTATACAGAATTTAATAGAAAAACAAGAGAGGGAGAAAAGGATGCGGAACCTGTTATAGAACAAAATGTAGAAATAGTGAGAGAAGAAGCTGCTCGAGAAATAAGATCTAGTGTTGAAGAAACTATGGATCCTGGAACATTTTTGTCTGCATTTGACCAACTTATAAATCCTAGAACTAACAAACCATACAGCGATGCTGTAATAAAAAAGAAATTTGGTAAGTTTGTAGATATGTTTCCTATGTTATATCATGAACCAGGAAAATATAAAAAACCTGTTGCCAAAGAATATAGGTTTAAAACTGCCAGAACTCATCAAGAAATGATTGAAAAAAATCAAGCTATTAAAGATATGAATAGAATTATAGCACAAAGAAAAAGGGAAGGAAGAACTTTAGACCCAGCAATTACGCAAGAGATGGCTGTTAAAATACTTGAATCAGGAAAGAAAGCTGTCTATTCTGAAAATTCTAAAAAAATATATTCTGATACTAGGAAGGGTATTGGGGAAGCTGAGGCAAAAGCTATAGGTAAAGGAGAAACTGAATACAGTCATGGTATTAGTACTAGAGGAGTTATTAGTAAAGGTACTAAGTTTTTTTCTGATTATGAAGTTTATCAATTAATGGAAAAAGCTCAAACTAATAAAATACCATTAGAAAGTGAGTTTGCAAAAAGATTAAAAATTGAAAAAAGTATAATCAAAGAACCTGATCTTGCTCCTGAGTCTATTAAAGGAATGACATCTGGTAGATATGAAGCTAAGATGCTAGAGGATGAGGCTATTTTAGATATTGCTAAAGATATTGCTAAAGGCCCTAAAGAAGTAAAAACTTTATCTCCAAAAGAACTTGAAGGAACTCCTGCTGAAAAAGCTATATTTGATTTTACACAAAGAATGTGGGAAAAAGAAGGAGGATGGAGAGGTAAAGCAAAAGCATTAGGAGGAAAGATAGGTCCTGACAATGGTGGTGATTTACTGGCAAGTATAGCTCATGAAGCTGGACCTAGAGCTACACCTATAAAATATAGGGGTATGTCTAGAAAAAATCAATCCTTATTTTCAATAATATTAGATGGTTCTATGTCTAAATCAATGTCTTTGTTAGCGGATTGGAGACAGGTTTCTCCTACATTTGCTAAAATTTTAGACAGTATAGCCCCACCTGATATTCATTTAACTCTTTATGATACAAAGGGTGCTGCACGTAGACCAAGAAGTGCCGAGTCTTTTCATCAAGAAAAAGCAACTAAAAGTGGAGACTTTATAACTGGTACTAAAGAGGGTCAGGGATTTGATGGATTAAACACAATATTTTATGATCTTAAACCTACGTGGTTTCCTGGGGTACAACAATTAATTAGACATCGTGGAAAAATATTATCTAATGAAAATAATTTAAAAATGATTGGTGCTATTAGAGGTAATAGACCAATGCCTTCTGGTATATTGGGAGAAAAAACAAAAAAGATGCAAATTCTTTTTAGAGAAGCAGATAAATATATAAAAGAAGTATTTCCTGATCACGAAAGTCTTGGAAATTATTTTCCACAATCTTGGAATCAACCATATATAAGAAGAAATATGGATCAATGGACTAGGGATTTAGTTGATTTTTTAGAAACTGAAAAAGTACAAAAAGAACTTACGGATAAATTTGGAAAAATTAAGGATGTTCTCGAACTTGCTGATGAAGTAACTATGAATATTCTTGGTGAAGGTAAGGCTCTTGGCAGTAATAGAGTAGATGCTGTAATGAGAGAATTAAAAAATATGGCTAATAAAGATACGACGGAAATAAAAGCTTTATCTAAAAGAGCCAGTGGTGTTGATCATAGTAGAATATTAAAAGATGTACCATTAGATATATTTGAAAAATATATGAAAAATGATGCTTATGAAGGAGCACAATTTTATATAGAAGAGATGGTTTCTCGTGTAGAGTGGGCTAGACGTTTTGGTGAAAATAATGAGTTGCTATATAAAGGACTAATTGATGGTATAAAAGAAGCTAATGCTAAAGGAGTAGATATAGAAGCATTTAGAGTTGAACGTGCTCTAAGACTTGCAGAAGCTATGCAAGGCGTATATAAAATGGGTGGTAATAGATCATGGGTAAACTTTCAAAGATGGTGGACAAATATTTTAAATGCTGTTTTATTACCATTAGCAACAGTAGCGTCTTTGCCTGAAGCAGCACTTCCCTTGTATAATGGTGGGATAAAAGCATACGCTAAAGCAATCCCTAAGGAAGTGTTTGGAACAGCTACCTTACTGGTTGGAAAAGCCATAAAAAAAGATTTTAAGTTGTTTGGTACAGACAAAACACGATCTATGATTATAGCTGAACAAATAAGAAAAGCTGGCGATGTAGCAACTATGGAAAGACTAAATGCTTTGTTCCAAGGGGATTCTAGTGTGCTTGGTAATGTAGTGTTTCGTGCTAATCTTCTTCATTACTGGACTAAGTGGATGAATCATTTAGCAGTAGGAACATATGATGCTATGGTTAAAGATTATTTTAAGGCCAAATCAACTGGAAAGAAAACTGGAATGGTTAAAAGCGAAGAAGTTCGTATGGAAAGGTTAATGGAATATTATGGTTTGCCTACAGCAGAAGGAATAGCTTGGGTTAGACGTGGTTCAAAAATTGAAGGAGATCCTGGATATACGAAAGCTGACAGAGCATTTTTTGAAAAATTGAAAAGAGGCGCTCATTTGTTTGCGGAAGAATCAGTATTAACTCCTAATCCATCTATATTACCTTTGTGGCATTCAAATCCTAATCTTGCTTGGCTAAGACATCTTAAAACATTTCCAACCTTGATTGGTAATAAGGTTATGGCTAAATGGGGAAGGGATGTGTACAAAGGATTTAGAGATCAAAATATGCCAGTATCTGGGGGAAGAGCAGGAATGTATACTATAGGTACTGGAATGACTTTGCTTCTCATTGCTGATTTTTCTAATCAAATAACAGACTATTTGAGATATGGAGAAAAAGGAAATCCGTTATATAAACAAAGATATAAAAATATGAGTGAAATAGAAATGAGACTTATTAGAGCTGTTGAAAGAGCTGGTTTATTTGGCATGGGAAATTTTGTATTTGACTCTATGTTTCATTCATATACAAGTGCCTTTGGAGTATTCATGGGACCAACTTTTAGTAAAGGGGATGCTATTTTTAAAGCTTTAGGTGAAGGTATATTTAAACATAATGGAAATGGATTAGCTAGAGAATTTGTAAAAATGGCTCCTATTTTAAATATTAATAAACCAGTACGGGATGAGGCCATTAGAACTTTGCAAGATTTTATAAGAGACAATACATTTATGGATGAAGGAAAAGCTGGATGGAGAAAGGCTAGATGATTTATAAACATCCAGAAACTGTAGTTAAAGCCATAGATTTTATAACATATGGTTGTTCGGGGTGGGCTTGTGTTGCTGCTTACATAGATCACTATTCAACTTTATTTGCTTTAGGAATAGCTCTTTGTTCACTTCTTGTTAGTACTTATTTTAAATATAAAACATATAAATTAGAAAAAAAGAAATTAGAGGTTTCACATGGAACTAAAACTGAAGAGAGTAGCTGAGAATGAAGTTGCCACATTTGGTGTATTAATAAATGGAAATGATCCATTCGCAGTAACTCTTGAACCATCTTGGGAAGATAATAAAAAAGGTATAAGTTGTATTCCTTCGGGACCTTACAGTTGTAAAAGAGTTAAGTCTCCAAGATTTGGAGATACATTTGAAATATTAGATGTTGAAGGAAGAACACATATATTGTTTCACAAAGGGAATAGTGAACGTAACACACAGGGATGTGTACTTATTGCTGAGGAATTCGGTATACTAAATGGTAAGGCTGCTGTACTTGCCAGTGGTAGAGGGTATAGGGAATTCATGAATATTTTGAAAGACGTAGATGAGTTTGATTTAATTATAGAGGATTAGAAATGTTACAAGCACTTATAGGACCAGTAGCCTCACTACTGGATAAATTTATCCCTGATGCGGATACTAAAACTAAATTAGCTCATGAGATAGCTACCTTAGCTGAGAAGCAAGCTCATGAAATTGCACTAGCGCAAATAGAAGTAAACAAAGAAGAAGCAAAAGGTAATTGGTTTCAAGCTGGTTGGCGTCCTGCATGTGCTTGGGTATGTGTAGCTGGATTCGCGGTTAATTTTTTAATTAGTCCATTAGCTGAACCTTTCGGAGTAGTAGTACCACAAGCTGATATAAGTACAATGATGCCTGTATTATTAGGTATGCTTGGATTAGCTGGTGCTAGAAGTTTTGAACGTGTTAAAAAAGTTGGTAAAAACTAAAGGAGTATAAAATGAAATTTGATGAAATAAAAGATCATGTAGTTGATTTTTGTGAAGCACTTCCTAATATTATTTGGTATGCTGGATTTTTTCTTATTGGATTTGTAATCGGTTCTTGGTAAAATGCCTGAATCTAATAAATCATATGCTAGAAAAACCCTAGAAAATATTTATGGCGCAGGGGAAGTTACGGCTATGCTCGGTACTGGATTTGGTACTGAAGTAGTTGGGGGGTTGGCTGGTTTGGCTTCTTTGCCTTTTGTAGGGCCAGAGAAAGCTGGTAAGATTGTAGAAACTGTTCAAAGCAAAACGTACCAACCTAAAGGTGCGTCCGCTACCAAATGGTTAGAATCAGCTGCTCCTCATATTAAAGGTATTACAGATTATTGGACAAATGAAGCAATAGAATTTGAACAAAATACTGGTATACCAAGAGAAATCACTAAAGCACTTCCTATAGTTTCAGCAGAACTTGCAGGTGGTGGAATTGCTTTAAAAGGAGCACGTCGAGTTGCTAAGTATAAGCCATACAAAGAAACAAAAGAGTATACACAACGTGAAAAAGGTGGTCCAAAAGAATACAAAAGTAAACAAGAGCAACGTCTTGGCAAAAAGTATGATTATTCTGAGCACCATGAGTTAACTAGATTGCACGCAATGGTAACATCAGGTAATACTGGTAATAAAAGTTGGTATACAAAATGGGATCCAAAAAGATACGAAGAATTAAAAGCTAAATATGGTGTAGATGATATTCCTTATGTTAGGGAAATTTTTGAGACTGATGATTGGCCTTTATTTTTACTTGGAAGCGGCAAAGTAACAAATAATTTAATCCGCAATCCTAATTATGGTAAAAAAGATGGTGGTTGGGGTAGCAAAGATAGAGAATATCCAGGAGATATGGAATTTGACTCTTTTCAAGAAATGAAAGATCATTATGAGAAGTTTTTTGATAAGGCTTGGAATACACTTGCACGCAATATAAGACATGGTGATGTAAAACAAGACATTAAAACACAAGGTCAAAAAAACCTTGAAAACTTTTTAAAAGATGATGAAGTACCTTCCGCAGATATACCTATGTTTACTGATCTAGATACGGGTAGAAGAATATCTTTAAGAGAAATGCAAGAAATGAATAAAAGAGGAGAGATTAAAGAAGGACCCTGGAAAGATTCTCTTGGAATAAAAGATAAACAACGTTTGGGCAAGGGAGCACATACAGATGAATTATGGAAAAAAAGATTTCAATACGACAGACAAGATTTAGAATTTTGGGATAAACAATCGTATAACCCCTATCAAATAGGAGGATCAAAATTTAGAATAAAAGTTGGTAATCTTATTTCTGAAAAAGTAAATTTAGATAATCATCCTAATATAAGTCGGAGTTATATTAAAAATAAATCTAAATTCTCTGCATTAATGAAACAAATACAAAAATTTGAATTCGGTGATGAGCATCAAAATATAAATCTTCGTATACTGCAAAACAACGCTAAAAAAGTTTATGCTAAAATATGGGATCAAGAAATGGATATTATAGCAAGAGAAACTGCTAGTGGAAGATTAAATATTAAAGATATGCTCCAAATCTTTAAGACCCCCGTTTAAATTGAGATTTATTTTATTCATATTATTTATTATAATAATGACTACATCAACTACACCTAAAAATACTCTTATAGATAGATTCAAAGATCTTTTAATATATGATACTGGATGGTATAAGCATTTTGGGAAGAAGGACAAAGATAAACGCGAGGATGTTGTACCTCCTCCTCCTAAGGAGGAGATTCCTAGTATTGTAACTCCTCCCAGTATTATAAGTCCCAAAGAAGTAGAAATACCACAAGGATATACTGATACTATAACTAATATAGATAGAGATATTGAGCCTTTTAATATGAGTGTAGTTCAAAGAATTGAAGGAGGGGATTTAGTTCTTAAAGCTAGAGATCCAGCTATGTATACTAATCCTAATTCGGGAGCAGTGGGACCATACCAAATAATACCTGATTTACACCAAAACGTTGGTGCTTTAAAATGGTATGGTGCTACTAATCTTGATAAAGATATTCATAAAATGTCTATTGGAGAACAACGAGCGCATTCAAATAAATATTTAAAAGCTTTATTAGGAAGATATTCTGATAAGTTATCGGGAACAAAGACCTGGAAAAAGAAAGGATATGATCCAAAAACTAACAAGGAATGGGATGATTTTGGTGCAGATGCAGGAAAACCTGGTACAGGAAAACATTGGGACAAAAATGCTACTAACTACACTCCTAGACATGATGTTAAAGGTGCCCGAGCAGCAGCATTAGCAGCTTATAATTTTGGACATAATAATATAGATAAAATTATTGACAATCCAAAATTAAAATTAACCGATAAAACTATTAAATCATTTGGGAAATTAGGTACTGAAGCAAAAATGGAAGAGGTAAGAGGATACTTAGGTAAATACGTAGCCGAAGGAGATCTAACTAAACAAGAAGTTTTAGATGCTTTTCCAGAAATGAAAGGACATATAGATAAATATGTAACGGGTTGGCACGATGTAAACAAGCGCAGGCAGAGACGTTAAAAAGATTTCCTAAGTATCTTAGCAGATTTTACAGTACCCTTAAGTATCTCTGAGTTACCACCTTGACCATTGTCATTGGTTAATGTATTCATTACATGATACCTTAACTTGTCCTCTTTTACTAACCACCCAACAGTCTTAGCAAGTATTGGTTCTTCTTCAAGATCCTTCATCTCAACCCAACCGCCTTCACCAGCATGGTCATACCATTCAATTACAACTAAAGGATATTTTTTAAATTTTCTTTGCTTTGTCATAGGTTGTTATACACTCCATTCATCATAAGTATAAATAGTAAAACTTGTAATACAATTAAATAGTAAGCTTTCTTTAAGAAACCCCACCAAGCCCATACTATATCACTAAATCCATTTATTAAGAATCCTTGTACATAGTATCCTTCTGACATGAGATATACTCCAACAACTGTAGTAATAGTTCCAATTATTTCATAAAATTTTTCCCACCTATGTGTACTTTTAATTACGTAGCTATTCACTGCTATTCTCCAACTCATTCTTAATTAATATATTTAAGTATTCTTGGGCTTTATGTAAATCTTCTAGCCCACCTTTATATCTCCATCTCATAACATATTTTATTACGTTTCCTTCAGCGTAAGGTATCTCATTTTCAATTATAAACTTTACAGGTTCAATCTTCCATCGTGCGTAGTGTTTTGGATCTTTTACGTTATCAGGATTCATTGTCTTCTCCTATATCTCACATGCGTTACCAGTACAAGCTAATTGCTGAGAACTACTTGTATTGTCATCTTCCTCAACTAAGAACGACCAATCAGCTTTAGGTGTCTTACTTATAGCTTCTTCATATTCTTCTTTAGTACAGTCAGTATATGGGGCTTGTTTATATGTACCACCATCGTAAGGTAAAAAAGATATTCCACTTACAATATCAAAATGTTTGTATACCCAAGCACCAACTTCCATCCATTCATGTTCTCTAACGTAGGCAGTAATAGATGGTTTATGTTCACACCAATTCTCTTGATATACAAGCCAATGTTCTAGCTGTTCTATAGCTGTACGCTCATTTCTAGTAACAGCTCCCTTAGGACTTTTGCATCCAAACGAGAATACAGTCGTTGAGTTTTCTTTACCAAATGCTGGTTCATTAGGAAATCCAAACTCTTTCATAAAGGCAGTTAGTGGGTCTTTATTATCTTGGCGCACTGTTCGTATATAGTAATCATTATGACGAGGATGTATCCCACTAGCAGTATTAGTAAGCTGACTAACAGTACCGCTAGGCTTGACGCAAGTGATTGCACTACTAGAATTAATTCCGAGCCTATTAGCCCAAGTTTCATTCGTATCGATTGCCACATTTTTCATCTCCTTAAGCCATTTCTTAGTTGTATCTTTACAAGTACTTAAAGTTTGATGATCCATTATACCAGTTAAAGATACTCCAAGCAATGCTTCTTCTTCAGTATTCTTTTTCCAAGAAGATCTTAAGTATCTAAAGTCAGTTAAGGTAGCTTGCATAGTACCAATTATAGTAGCTATTTCTACTTTCTTTTTCAAGTCTTTAAGTGTATCCTTAGGTCTAACTATTACCTCAGACAAATTACAAAATTGATTAGGTCTTAGTACAATCTCAGAACATGGATTAGTACCAAACTCCCAATCGGTATCTCTTCTCTCAGGTGAAAACTTTTTAGCTGCAGTTCTGTTAAATATACCACGTTCTCCTGAGTGACTTAAGTATAATGCTTGCCACTCTGACATAAATTGAGCCATGTCAGGGGTCTCAGTGTAACATGCTGAGTTATTAGCTAACGCCCTCTGTCCGTTGAGCTCCCACCAATTTCCGGACTTAGCTATTCGCATCCTGTCATCACTGAGATTAGATAAAGAAATCAGCGCTGATCTCCTTACTCCCCCGACCACGACTATATCACCAACCTTACAGCAAATATCATGGCATTCAATGCTAGTTAATTTCCTCCCTTTGGCATTACTAAAGGTATCCACAGTAAACTTAAACAAATCTTCTAATGGTTCTGGGCCCGAGGAACGCCCTCCAAAGGTCTTTAATCTCGCCCCAGCGGGACGAACTTTTGAAACGTCCCACGATGGTATCCTGCCAGAATAAAGCAGGGATATGAGCTCTCTGTAAGCGCTAGCCCATCCCATTTTTGAGTCAGTTACGTGTATTACAGTATTAGTATCATGAAATTCTTCAGATACTTGTGGTAACTGATTGATAAATTGTCTTTCTACACTAAATCCTACTCCAGTACCGCACATTAAGATATACATTATCTCATCGAATGCTCTTTGATTATCTATGGGAAGATAACTACAATTAAATCCAGCTACATTATCCCTATCTAATGCTTTTCCAGCAGTCATTAAACACCTCATAGATGGCATAACTTCTAGATTTAAAATAGCTTTTTTTACTTCAGATAAATCAAATTCATTATTGAATCTATTAGTAAAAAAATTAACGTATCTGTCTACGGTTTCTTCCCAAGTTTCCCTACGTTTATTGTCAGGTAAGTACCTAGCGTACCTGCTTAAATGTATAAATTGCTGGTATTCAGTCGGTAATTGGTTCATATTTTTTTAATTCCTTTGGTAAATATTTTAGAAATTCTTTTCTCTCATCTTCTGGAACATTATTGTTTAGCCATAAACCAGCTTCTATTGGTCCAGATTCTTTATTTATCTGTGCAAAAATTCGTGCTCTTCTTCTATGTATAAAACTATAGTTTACAGTATTTTGCATAATTATACTCCACACATGCCATCGCAATTATTTAATTGCCCATGGTCTTCAAGTAAGTCGGACTGTCTTTCTTCTAAATCTACTTCGTCAATAGGAATACGGTCGCGGTGTAAGAAAACCTCGCTATCGTAATGGTCTATTACTACATTACGTATTGCTTTATCCATTTTAACTACTTCTTCCCATTCTTCTTTATTTTCTTTTATTCTTCTCCATTCAGTATTAGTATGATAAGGACAAAATGTACATGCAGATCTAGGAGGAGATGGATATTTATTATCCTTCATCCATTGAAAACAATCTTGCCTTGTCATTTTTTTATCTATTAAAGGATAAATATTAGTTATGTAGGGCAATCTATTGGTTCTCATCCTAATTACTTCATCATAAGAGATTCCCATAAGCAGTTCTACATTATGTCCTTTTTTAACATTTTTATAATAACCATAACCAAGAGATTCCCTTATTTGTTTTACAACAGGTCTTATTTTATAATCTTGAGTGCAAGATCTACGTAACATACCTTCCTTCCCAGTCTTAAGATTTTTTGTAAACACTGGAACTTTTAAATATTTAATCTTTTTATTTGGTGCATCCAACATATCCTGTTTTAAATTTCTATAAGAAACCACATGCACAGGAAATGGTAACTGTTTTTTTAACCATTCTAGCCATTTATAAACTGCAGATGGCTCTCCTCCAGTATCTGAAAATACTGCTTGGTTCACCATAGGCACTTCACCATGCTTTATCATTAAAGCTAAGGTTGAACTTTGTACGCCTGCTCCTAAAGATAAAACTCTAAGATCAACTTTAGAAGTTGTCATTATAAGTAATCCTCTTTCACTCTATCTATAGAGTGCTGAGTTATATCAATAGTTCCGTGACCAGTGTGAGTTAACATAACTAATCCTGCCCACCAATCACAAGTAGCTTCATTTCCTTCCATGTATTCAGGCATATAGTCTGCATACCATCCAACATTACAAGATTGTATTAATGGAGCTACAGTATCGTCCCCATTAATTCTTTTCATAGTATGAACACCAAATCTATGTGTGTGTCCAAATACTATTGAAGTATCGTGTGTTTCAGTAGCTCTCTTAGCAACATACTCCCCGCTTATGGGTTGATTAACTCTTCTATTCATAGGTGCGTGTGTAAACGCCGTGCCATCAATATACACGTAATGTCTATATTCTACTATATTCCATTTGTCTTTACCAGCTCCAACAAAATCTGTCTCGGGTATAAATCCACTTAACTCAGGTTTGTCTAAGGTATATCTCCAAGTTCTAACTTCATGATTTCCTAACAACCAGTGTCTATTTGGATTATACTTCTTTGTCTTCCACCTAGCTTGCTTTTTCCACAAGTTACGTATAGGTTTCATTATCTTTTCATAAGCTTCTATGCCTGAGTCTATATCATCTTTTAATCTTTTACCTTCCTTTATTAAAGGCTTGTTAGTATCAAAAAAGTTTATAGAATCTAGGTTCATAAAGTCACCTATTTGAACTATATTGTCAGGTTTATTTTCAACAATAAAGTTTCCAAGAGCTTCGAATCTATCCTTATTATGTTCAGGACCATCGTGAGCATCAGGAATCACCAGGGTCGTAGCATATTTCCTCATATTCATTTTCCTCGTAGTTTAAGTTAAGCTCTCCACGTAGGTAGAGGCTGTTGATTATGTCAAAAGCCATGAGCACAGATATAACTGCGTGTTCCCCGCATTCATGACATATCGCCATTTCGTTGTCTAATCCTTTTTCAGACTCACTTCCACATCTGAAACAGTAATAGATTTCTTCTTCTCTTTTATCCATTCTTTAGGTACTTCCGAAAAAGTGTATTTGAATCCGTGTCTCTTACACCATTCTGAATACCTAGTTTTAGACGTTTTATGTAATTTGTTATCATATTTAAATACGAACCTGATATCCAACTCAGGTTGTTGTTCCTGTATTAGTAAATGTTTCGCTCTGTCATAGGAAGTAAATCTACCCTTTCCCTCAATTATTATTCCATTAGGTAAAACCCAATCAGGCTTGTACGTATGGACTTTATAAAAAGGAATTATAAGTTTTTCGTATCTAGCTCTGCTTCCTTTTAACTTTTTAGCAATTTCTTCTTCAAATTTTGACCTGTATCTGATAGCCATTTTTTTATGTCCTTTTGTCTAAGAACCTTTCTCAGTTGACTTGCTCTACTCAACTCTTCTATGTCCTTTACGTTAGTTTTACTAACTCCGCGCCAAAGTCTTTCTATACCAGCTTTATTTAGAGTATCTTGCACATCATTTTTTTTCTTCATAATCTAATTAGCCAATGAATATAAATATATTATGTAGCTAACAAACCCTATAAAAAATCCGATGGCAACATAGGAAAGTATTTCTCCTAGTATATTATTTTTGTTCCAGTTCATATTTTTCTCCTAAAGTTATTAATTGTCTAGTTTCTTCTAAGATTTTATCCCAAGTCATACCGTATTCGTTACACTTTTGGATGCCTTTCTCAGTCCTGTCAAAAAAATACTCGTACTCTTCTTTTAGGACTTGCTCGTAATCTTCTATTGATGAGCACCACTTAAGGCGCTCTTCCGCTCCAACAGGACCCATCCCTGGAATCCCCTCTATATTATCTGTAGAATCTCCAGTTAATATTTGAATATATTTACTGTGTACTGCTTGTTCAGTAGATACTTCATAGAGTATGTCCTTTACCCAGTTGTAGTGCCACCCAGCAATCTGGTCTAAATCTTTATCGGTAGTTACTATACAAGTATTATTACCTTGTAATTTTGCAAGAATATCGTCTGCCTCTAGATGCTCTTCTTCTTCAGCTTTCCATACGGATCTGAGATATTCTTTAATTTCATCATACCAATGAGGTTTATGTAAAGGATCTCTATTCCCTTTGTATACTTTTATTGTAGCAATGTTATCTCTAAAGTTACTTCTTCCACTTAAAAAGATTTCCATTTCTATGTCACCGAACCTGTTAGATAAAAATGATTTTATTTCTGTTAATACAGTTTTAACATTATTAAGAGCATTTTCAACTGGTTCAATAACTGTGTCTACAGTTACATGATACTCAGATTTGTCTTTGCCTTGGTCTTTTAACCAAGCTGTCATGTCTTTTTTGTATTTAAATTTAGGTATCTCTTCTTGAAAAAGAGGTATCGATAAATTATATACTTTGCTTTGAGCTGCAAAGCCACATCTGTAAAGTATTATGTCTCCATCCACCAATGCTTTCATCTTAGTTTACCAAGATCTCTGATTCTTTGTTATCTTCATTAGTTTTCTTTGTTTCAAACTTATCTCTCCACTTATCTAAGCTATCTTGCATCTCATACAAACCTTCATATCCTTGTACTAAGAAAGGTACTTCAGCTTCTATTACGTCAGTTTCCTTGTTTACTATAGCATAAACTAAATGACCATTTACTTTAGATGCAATTGATTGTTGAACAACCAACTTATAATCTAAAGTTTCTTCTATGTATCTGCTATTCATACGATGCTTCTTCTCCTAAATTTTGGTTCAAATTATCTACAGATGGAGCATCATATGCCCCATCTCTAGCGTTAGTAGCTTCCTCATAAAATTTACAAGTGTAAGCTTCCACTGTGCTGTCAATTATCTCTACTTTCTTTTTAGCGTTAGCACCTAAAGTTAATGCTCCAGAAGTAATTAATAAATCAACCATAGCAATTGCTCTTTGAAGACATGCTTCATATCTAATTTCTTTAGAACGTAACTTGTCCTCTTCTTCTTTGTTAGACCAGTATGAGTCTCTGGTAACAGTTGCTCCA